CCACCTATATCTACACTCTTTCCCTACACGACGCTCTTCCGATCTGAGTGACATTGCTGTTGAGATTGACCTCGATGACCTTGCAGGGTACTTTGACACGGGCGACATTGCTTCCAACATGAGCACATATGATGTGGCTAACGACATTGACACAGATGAGATTGCAGAAAGCATTGTTGACAACCACTTCGATGTCATCCTTGAGGCACTCAAGAATGCAAAGGAAGGCGAAGAAGAATGATTGACACAGACAAATACGAAGGACATGATAATTGGGAAGGCACTAAAGTCAATATGGCTAACGAGGCAAATAAATTACTCATCGCAGACGCACCACTTCTCCTTGAAGAAGTCAAGCGGTTGCGTTCAATTGCAGATGATTTGTATGCTTACATTGTAAGTGATGCAGGTATTTCACTAAAGATAATTGAAGAACAGATGGATTGGAGAGAGGAAGAATGATTGACACTTTAAATACTGTTAAAGACGGTGGTAAAAATATGAAAGCGGTTGGAGAATGGGTAGTTATTAAGAAAGACAAGACAACAAGTGCCTCCGGCATTATCTCGATTGGAGATAACATTGGAGTAGTGCATGATTGTTCTATTGATAAAACCTTGATAGGAAAGAAGGTAGTGTTCAATGCCGAAGACAAACACTTTACTTATGAAGAATATACCTTTGTAGATTATTCTAAAGTCTATGGGTTGGTTCTATGATTCTACATGGAGAAGAAGCACGAAAGAAAATCCTTGAGGGTATTAATCTAGTGGCAAATACAGTCAAGCCCACTTTAGGGCCACAGGCTAGAACAGCCATACTTCAAGGAAATCCTCCTGTAGTTATTAATGACGGAGTTACTATCTCTAAATATGTATCTAGCAAAGACCCTTATGTTCAAATGGGTGTTCAACTTGTTCAAAATCTAGCGAGCAAAGCACAGTCTAAAGCAGGAGACGGCACTACTACCGCATGTGTATTAGCACAGGCTCTTTGTAACAACATGTCCGAAGAAGAACTAAAGAACATAACATCTACTAGACAGAAACTACAAGAAGACAGAGACACTATCCTAAGAAACTTAGACAAGTATTCTAAACCCGTTAAGGATGAAGACATTGGTAAAATTGCCACGATTGCATCAAATAACGATGAAGAACTAGGTTTGATTATTTCGGAAGTATTCAAAGAAGTGGGTAGAGATGGAGTAGTAAGCGTAGAAGAAGGACACGGCTTACATACTGAATATGAAATTAGAGAAGGACTAGAATTAGATAAAGGATTTATCACACATCTATTTGCTAATCAAGACAATGGAGATTGTTTATTAGAGAAACCATTGGTATTTGTAACAAACAGAATAATTCGTAAGTTTCAAGACATTCTTCCGGCATGTGAATATGCGGCAAAGGAAGGAAGACCATTGTTCTTAATTTGTAGAGATTTACAAAACCTAGCCCTTCAAAACATTCTAGCCAATGTCATACAGGGTCGCCTTAACATTGGTGTTATTCAAGCACCCAATTACGGAGACAGTCAATTGGATGAGTTAAAGGATATTACTGCTATTGTAGGAGGCCGAGTTTATTCGGATGAGGCTGATGATGACCTTCGTATTATCAATGAAGAATCATTTGGCTCATGTGATAGAGTTGTTATAGACCAACTAAAGACTACTATAATTGGAGGAGACGGTGGTAATGTCGAAGAAAGAATAGCCACACTTAGGAATATCTATGAATTAGGTACGAATGATTGGGCTAAAGAGAGCATCTCTAATAGAATTAGTAAGTTGAAGGGAGGAGTAGCCGTAATCAAGGTTGGAGCAGGTTCAGCAGTTGAAATGAGAGAGACTAAAGAAAGACTTGACGATGCTCTTAATGCAACTAAAGCCGCACTAGATGGTGGCTATATTGTCGGTGGTGGGTTGTCTATCATCAAAGCATCTGTTGGTCTAGGTCTAGGTTCAACAACTATGGCATCAATGTTTGCTCCACTAAACACCCTTTTAGAAAATAGTAATGCTGACATTGACGAAGTATTCGGAGACATGATATACGAAATACAAAAAGACATTGGGTTCAATGCCAAGAATGGTAAAAAAGAAAACCTTCTCAAAGCAGGTATTATTGACCCTACGAATGTAACAAAGAGTAGTCTAAGTGCGGCCTTCTCGATTGCACTAATGTTTTTAACTACAGAAGTAGCGGTTCTAATTGAGGAATAATTATGAAAAGAGCCGTCACAGTGACACTACCCGCTCCATATGCGGCAAACATATTATGCCCAATATGCGAAGGCAATAAGTGTAAAATATGCGAGATGTCCGGCAAATTGAGCATTAAAGTAGCACCTAAAATACCAATACAAAGGGCGCACATCATCAAATATGTTGTAGACAATTTAACAGATGTCGCCTCGGAGATAACTAAAATGTACGGTTTAGTTCCCGAAATAAATACTAGAGAAGTAATTGAATTAGGGTCTTCTCAATACGAAGTGGTTCAAATATCTAGTTTAGGCGGTGCTTGTTGGGTAGTAAACTGTTTAACGGAATTAGAAGTACCTAGATATTTCTTAAATAGAAAAGAACTTCAAAAATTTAAGGAGGGAAACTTCATTGAGTGATGACAAAGAAGGTTTGGTTTTCAACAATCAAATAGTAAGAAACGAAATAGATTCTTTGAAGGTTCACTCCGGCAAATACTATTCAATAGATGTCTTAGACATTAGATGGTATAAGGACGACAAACCCACTCGAAAAGGAGTTCGTCTAAACAAAAAAGAAGCAAAGATTCTCTTGAATATATTAGAGGAAGTTTTAGGTGATTAGATGAAACAATTAAGAAAAAGAATGAAGCCCAAGCAATTTGCTGTTTGGTGTATTAACGCTGAAAAGAAAATGCCAAGTGTTCACACGGAAGCATTCAAAGAACTTTGGCCGACAATACAAAACACCAACGATACTACTAGAGGGGCATTTATTGTTCATTGGAGTATGGTTATGGGTGGTACAATAAATGAAGTATCAATGCCAATTACTATTGGTACATTGACTTACTTACAACTAGCGGCCATGTTTATAGAAAGAGATGATTTGGTAGAAGTCTTGAACAGCATGATAGCAAACATTCCTAGGATTCGACATGAAATTGACGGAGGAATGGTAAATGAAGAGGAGTGAATGGGATGAGTTGGCAAAGTATTTGTGGAAACTTTCTACGATGAAAAGCAAACACTCTCAACCAATTAAAGATTTGATAGCAATGGTCTATCAAAACATATTCTACCAAGAAGAAATATACGAAGTGATTTTAGATGACAATGAGCAGACTAGCGAGACTATTAGAAACGACACAAGACTTAACCCCAACAGGGAAAACTCAAGCAATTGATAGAGCATGGGAGAACTTTAACCCAATACTTCTAAGTAAAATATTGACTTTAGACTTGAAGAATAACAACATCGGAATGCAGAAAGGAATTAAGTGGATTGCTAAGGCTTTCGACATATTCGATGATGAAGTGACTGCTCTTTATTCCGCATTTGAAGACATAGGCACAGCAACAATGTATTTAGAAAGTGATAAAGAAAAGGAAGAGGACTATAGTTTGAAACAAATAATTACAATGCTAGAGCATGATTGCATGGGTCATGCTAATTCATTCTTAATGATAAAAGAGATTCTACTTTCGCTGTCATCCTTAGAAAGAAAATGGTTTGTTCGCTACTGGCTAAGAAACCCAAATAACGGAATAGGTTTGGGGGTCATAACTAAGTCTATAGCAAAACACTACGGTAAGAAAGTCACTCAAGTAAAGAAGGACATGACTATGAATAGTGTTGAGACAATAGTTACTCATTATGAAAATGGGACAAATCCTCCACTTAATCTAGTTCATGGTAAGTTTGTAAAACCAATGTTGGCAAAGGAAGTGGCAATTACAGAATGGCCGGAAGAACAAATAGTGGACTACAAGTATGATGGTAATAGGTATCAAATACATTTGAATTATACTATCCTTGGCCCATCAGTTATCATATTCAATAGAAAGGGAAAGGTTGTTACCACGCAATTCCCCGATGTGCAAAAGCAAATAGGAGATTATAACAGAAAGGAAAAATACCCGACTGGTTTTAATTGCATATTAGATGGAGAGATATACCCAATCAATAGAGACGGCTCTCCCGCTCCTCATAAGTTAATGGCTACTAGAGTCCATTCTAAAAACAAGGAAGAAGCAGTAGAAAAAGTCCCCGTCAAGTGGGTAGTATTCGATTGTTTGAAGTATAACAATGAAGTTTTAATTGACTTACCGTACAAGGAAAGACTTGAGAAGTTCAAAGAATTGCCCGACCAAGCACATAGAATGGAGGAAGGAGGAGATGCTCTAGCGTTTTACAACCAAGCAATAAGTCACGGTTTTGAGGGCATTATTGTAAAGGATGCAAACATGGCTTATGAGCCTTCTAAGCGTTCAAAAGGTTGGGCTAAATACAAGCCACCTAGAATAGAATTAGATGTTGTTATACTTGGTGCTACTTATGGAGAAAACTCAAAGTCTTCTGTATTTAGCAGTTTTGAAATTGCGGTAAAGGACGGAGATGGGTTTGTTTCTTTAGGAAAAGTCGGTAATGGTTTTTCCGATATGGAGTTATTATCAATGACAGGTTCTCTTAGAAAAATAGTAGATGTTTATGAGAACGACATGTATCGTTTTCTTCCTAGAAAAGTAATTACCGTGACTGCTGATTTAATTACACAGAATAAAGATGGTTCTTTAGGTCTTAGATTCCCTAGAAAGACAAGGCTTAGAGACGATAAATATGTTCAAGACATTGACACTATTCAAACTGTTGAGAGATTGATGTTCGGGTGATTGTATGGATGAAGTTTCTAGTTTTATTGATGAATACGGTGCGGCGACTATTTTCGCATTCGAGATGATTGATGAATTAGACGAAATCCATATAGGAAAAATGGCATATGTTAATGGCTTAATGTTAAACAATAGAGGAGTAAATGTACCTCAATTTGTTATTATAGAAGAACATGACACATGTAAAATACTAAAGTTTGTATTGGCAGGAGATGTTTCTAAACATTCCGACTTTATTTACATGAATATATCAGTTGGTTTTTTTGAAAGAAAGCACGAATATTTAGGGATGAGTGTAAATAATGTTTAGTAAAGAGGTCTTGATAGGAATAATAATTTCAAAGGCAGTATTTGAAATACACTTTTCTAGAACAGACTCTTCTAAAATAGGCTACAGCGTTTCTCCTTCGGTTTGCATAAGAGCCGACAAACGCTTTCTAAGAGACTTGGAAAGAAGCCTAGCCCAACACCAAATAAAATCAAAGTATCGAGAGATAGAGAGCATACAACGCTCAAAACCAATACTTAGAATAAAGGGTATCAAAAACACAGACAAGTTGTTGAGAATGATACCCGACTATTATTCCGACGCAAATAGTAGTCTTAACACATATAAAGGAATTATACAACAACTTGTTAATAAAGAACACCTTACTTTAGAAGGTTTAGAATCAATAATGAAAATAAGAGGAATTATAAATGGGATTGACGACGATTAAAAAAGAAAGAACAATAGTGATTACTGGCAAACACGGAACTGGTAAGACGACTAAAGCACTAGAAATTATACCTAATGCTCTAGTGTACTATGCTAATGAAATGGATATCAAAGACCCCTCTTCATTGCCTAGAGATAATGGTATAATAATTGAAGACTTACACTACAAACCTAAGAAAGAAATTATTATTGATGTTCTTAGAAAATACAGGGGTAAAATTGTTATGACAAGTTTAAATCAAAAATCAATACCCAAAGAAATTAAGAACATGATTAAGTTTAAGAGGGCAGGTAGTGTTTCACATCTAAGGGATAGTATTAGAGAAATAGCACCTAGAAGTGAAACTCCCTATCCATTTGAAAGAGATATGTTTTCTTTGGTGCAGGAGTATTTACAAGAAAGTGATAGAGATAAAATACTGGCACTATTGAAATACAACAAGCCTTCGGACACTCAAATAATTAATTGGCTAGCCGTTAATCAACACCCCAATAAACTAGTTTTTATTGATGGTGTTGTTAAAAGACGATGGAATGCTGACTATTTTTACGAAATGTTGGCATACAACCATAATGGTAAAGCCCTTGGAAGACCTAGAATGCCTCATCGAAAAACCTATTCTAAAGTCCCTTCTCTTTGTAGAAGACTAGGTATTAAAACTGGTGGAGAGAGACTGTTAAAGCAATTGATTGAAGACGAAGAGTTTAGAAAATATGCAAAAAAGAAACTAAACAATGGAGAATGTAGACTCCTAGGCTTAGGCGAGAAAAGAAAAACAAAGCCTAAAGTTAAAAAAATAAAACAACTTAAATTAGGTGATTTTTAATGGCGGCTAATGTAGTAGCAATTAGAAAAATGAAAGCATTCTTGGCAAGTGGGCCTAAGTCCACCGACCAAGTTTACAATCATTTGAACACTGAAATGAAATGGGGTGTATCTATGTCCGAATTAGGTAGACTCCTAGCGAACCACGCTGAATTAGTAGGAATACAAAACAATACAGGGTATTGGAGGAATAAAAATGAAACACAAAAGAACACAAGCAATAATAGTAAAAATATTAAATGAAGAAGGCGAAATGACTACAGGTCAAATATATGAACGATTAGTGAATTATCAAGCACATTCTTCTAAGACTAGAAGAAAGAACAAACACATTAATGTTACAATGTGTTCACTAGGTCAAATCCTAAAAAGAAAGGACTTCCGAAAGGTAGGTTTTGTTGAAAGAGACTACCGTAAAGGAATCAAAGCCCAAGTTATATGGGCGACTAAGGAGGAATAATAATGTCAATTAAAGATAGAGCAATAGAAAAAATAGAAGAAATACATAACAGATTAGTAGGTTACAAAGAACTACTTGAAAAACTGACTGATATAGAAATGATTTATGATGGCTTAGATTGGTTTGATGTTTACAAACCCCATCATATAGATATTGAATTACCTAGAGCAATGTACGAAGTCGAATCTAAAATAGAACAATTAGAATCTAAGTTGGAGAGGATATAATGCTATGGACTGAAAAATATAGACCAAGTAAATTAGGAGATGTAGTCGGACAAGAACACTTTGTCATGGATGCTACACATTGGGCAATAAACAAAGAGATGCCAAACCTACTAATCTATGGAGGTTCGGGAACAGGTAAAACTACCGTAGCCCTAGCCTTGGCAAATAGTGTCCTAGGTAAAGACACTCCAAGTAATTTCTTTGAAGTCAATGCTTCCGATGACAGGAGACTAGAAACGGTAAGAACAAGAATAAAAGAAATTGCTCAAAGTGGTAAAATTGGAGATGTTCCTTTCCGAATAATCCTGTTGGATGAAATGGATGGAATGACTAATGATGCTCAAGCGGCACTGAAAAGAATGATGGAGAGATATTCAAAGAACATTAGATTCATAATTACATGTAACAACCGAAACAAAATCATCTATGCTTTACAGTCTAGATGTGCTAATTACCATTTCAAAAGAATAGGGTTTGAAGTTGTTGAAGAGGTAGTTGCCAAGATTCTCAATGATGAGGGGCAGTCCTTCAACGCTGATGAATTGAGACAGTTTATATATGCCTTTAACGGTGATTTAAGACGGACAATCACTGAACTTCAAGCCTCTATCGCAACGGGTAGTCGGTTGAGCGTTCAAGTTGAAAATGGACTCAAACAGTATGAAAAAATAATAATTGAAATAACAAATAAAAACCCAAATGAAGTTTTAACAAATCTACATGATTTAATCTATGACGGATTCTCCATCAAGGAAATCTGTATAGGTTTACATGACTATGTTATTGCATCCGAGATGGATAGCAATACAAAATTAAAATTCCTGCGAGTAATTGGAGAAGGCGAATGGCGTTCCCTAAACATGACCCCGAAGTTACTCGCTTCATGGATGGTGGGAAACCTAATATAAGGAGGAAAAAAAATATGCAAAACGAAATAAGTAAAGCGGCAGAGAAGTTGGGTATCAGTGTTACTGATGCTCAATCGAAATTTGAAAGTATATGTGAAGAAAATAAGGTATCTACGGATTCACCTTTAGCAAAAGGATTGTGGCGAAGTTATGCTTCTCAACAATTGCGAATGATGCGAACAGACAGTACAGAAGGACAGACAGGAAAGAAAGGATTCGGAGACAATGCGTTTGGATTCTTTATCTCACTTGAAGAACCTAGAGACATGATGGCATACAATCGAAAGCGAGCAATTGATGAATGGGGTCGTGACCCTTACAATGCACATAATACTGGCTTGGTAGCAACAGCAGAAAAGAATGAACAAGGCAAATATGTTGTCTCTAGATACTACCAAGGTGAAGAACAGACTAGAATAATGAATCAATTAGCCGATGGTGCTGAATACCTAGAAGACGGTAGCATTATCATTCCTTTGGATTCTCAACAACGCTATCAAAATGGCGGAGAGAATAGAAACTACGGAAAGCCTCTAGCAAAGGAACTTATGCGCCGAAGCGGAGTGTTCATTGGTAAGATTGGAGATGATACCGAATACAAGAAGTATTACTTTTCATACAAGAACGAAGGTGGAGAAAAGTTCTCACCAAACACCTTTGAGTGGCTACATATGAGTGTTATTAAGGACTCTAATAGAGACGGATATATCTACGGATATTCTATGAAAACTTTAGGAAGTTTGGCTTTGAATGCGGAACAAGACCCCGACGGTGATGTGTTCCGAATTACAGAAGGTCTAAGTCCTTTGGATATGGCTAGTTCTATCGTTGCTGATAATGTTGCTTCTTTGACTCTACTTGATGCAAAGCACTTGGAGTTAAGAGACATGCCATCAGCAGATAGATTCGTCTTGACAATGGGGACTGTTTGTAATATGAACATGACTCCAACATCAAACGGTAATAGAATCATTAACTTGACAGACTTAAATGCTGACTTCGATTATGATACAGACGGAATGACAACTTGTTGGATTCCTAAGCACATCAACATTGACTTTGGTATTGGTTCGGAAGTGGTAGTAGTAGGTAGAACCTCTCAAAGAGAAGGTGAAGACGGCTACGAACCCGCTACAATCAACCTTTCGGGACTATTGGTTACTGAAAGAAAGGGACAAGTAGAAGAAATTTCGGAGGCTCAAGAAGAGAACCTAGATTGGTTTTGATTAACACTCATGCTATTTTGTGATAACACTAGGCGCAATAATAGTAGCCGTGTAAGTGTGGCGGTTGAATGACACTCAAATAGGTGCAAAGCCTATATCTTAAGAGGAATAAATATGATAACATTAGCAGATAAATTAATTATGACAGATAGAGCGACGATTCCGGTAGACAAATTACAACATGTGTCTTATCAGTATTTGACAAACATAGAAGGAAAGAAAGAAGTTGAAGTAAAACTATACACGGCAAATCCAAATCCGGTAATACAAACTTGTAGTGGTAAAGTTCTAGAGGATTTTCTACACATGCTGAAACTAGAAAAAATGGGGTATTCGGAATGAGTGATGTAATTACTATTACGGATTCCTTTATTGAAAAGGACAACACTTGGATTGTAGATTTCAAGAATATTGACTTCATTACATGGAAAGAAAACTATGATACAAAGTCTTACTTCGTTAAGTTGCACATAGGAGCAAAGGAAACTAGACTACAACTAGGATATAAAGAAGAAGTAGAGGAATTAATTACTTCTTGGAAAAAAAGTAGAGGTGAAAACAATGATGAATAAAAATAAAAAAACAGAAATAAACATAGAAAGTCTTAGAAGCAAACTTCTAAAACAAACTGAACAGCATAAGAATGCCCCTAAGAGAATTAGAGTTGGTATTGAAGGAGATGCTAAGACAGGTAAAACTGGTCTAGCAATGGATATGACAAAGAAAACATTCTATTTAGATGTAGACAACGGTTCAGTTCCGACTTGGCAAACAAACCATGAATCAACAGATAGAATTATTATTTTCAATCCTGCTGAACATAATGAAGACGGAGAGTTCCTACCTTACGAAACTCAAGGAAACATTCGTTCTTTTATTGCGTTGGCAAAACAGACAGCGAAAACAGAAGAGATTGTATTTGTTTGGGATGGCGTAGATACTTGGCTAGATTACTGTACACTGTACATGGCAGGAATGGAGACTTCAAGAATGCGACCTATGAAGACTTCTAAGCAACAAGACTGGTTTCATAGAAACCAACCTTTCAAAGAAGTTATGAAAGAGATGGAAGCAATAGATTGCGACCAAATCTACATAACTCATACTAAGCCACCTTTTAGAGATGAACCTGCCCAACCCATATGGAATCGTTGGGACTCTCATCTATGGACTGTTCTACAAACGACTCAAAGAAACACACAGAAAGGAATGGAGTACTTTGTTACTGTTAAAAGCAGTAAATACAATCCTTCTCTTCTTGGTAAAAGAGTTTCTTTCCTTTCAGTTAATCGAACAGGAGAAGTTGTTTGGACTGGGTTCAAAGAATTAAAAGAGGGAAATGTATGAAATTTACAATAGACGCAAAGGATTTTAGAACAGGATTAGAAGACATAATGGGTAGTGGCAAATACGCTCAAACCGGAGGAATCAAAGCCGGTATTTTATCCGAATATGTTTTCCTAGACTTGACAGAAAACAACGACGCTAATTTAGCACTATGGAATGGTGATGGTAGTTACATCAACAAAATAGTTCTTGATGCTACAATACTAGACGACACTATAAACAATGCAACTGTAAACATCAAAACACTACTTCCCTTCTTGAAAAAAATGTCGGGTGAAATAGAAATAGCAATTCGAGATAGAGTGGTTATTTCTTCTCTCGGTGATGGTAGTAATACTGAAATTACTTTGCCTAGAGTTAATCAACACCCTCACCACGAAGTTATTCAAAGACTTTACTTAATGGATTTAAAGTTGGAAGGTGAAATGCCTCAATTTAATGGTACTTCATTCGAGGGAAGTTTTGAAATGCCTACTTCTGTTTTTAAAGAAGTAATTAACCAATGTGAATTGATAGGAACAGGGGTCTATAAATTAGATTTTGTTTTCGATAAAACGGATTTAAGTAAGGTTGAGATTTCCTCAACGGTAGTTGGAGTTAAAGGATATACTACTACAGTAGATGTAGAAAACGGAAAGGGTTATTCAGCAACAGTGGCTTTTACAGGCCCACTTCATAGATTCTTCAAAGGAGAAACAATTACCTTCTATGTTAAAGACGAGTTCCCTATACTAATGGTGGGAGAAAACAGGCTTCTAGTAAAAGTGCCTCACACGGAATAAGTGAAAAAATGATAATTACAAATAACAATAACAATATTTACCTCTCTTGGAGAGACAACAAAGGAAACAAAGTGATTAAGAATGATACTTACAAGCCTTATTTTTATATTAAAGAAAGTTCTAGAGAACCTGCTACTTACAAAGTAAGCAAAACAATCATTAGAGACTTTGAATATGAGCGTGGAGACTGGACTAATTTAGAAGGTGACAAACTAAAAAAGGTATATGTTGATATGCCAAAGGATATTTACAAGGCCAAAGAAAACTTTTCTCAAACCTATGAAGCAGATGTTCCCTTTCACTATAGGTATGCAATTGACAACATTACTTCTATGCCGGAATACAATATGCGAAAGTGGTATTGGGATATGGAGTGGCAACAAGGTGGAGAACATGATGGAAAAATTACCGCCATTGTTTGTTATGATAATTTTGATAAGCAATTTTATACTTGGTCTTGGCAACCTGTTGAAAACAAGAACATTGTAGAACCTACTGTTGAAGAACATAATTGTATTATGTTCATGGAAGAAACAGAAGAAGCAATGATTCGTCAATTCTTAATGTGTATTGAAATGTGCGACCCCGACATGTTAATTGCTTGGTTTGGTTTGAAGTTCGATTTACCCAAGTTATTAGAAAGGTGTTGCGCTTTAGATATAAACCCACTAGGGATATCACCACTAAGAGTAGTTGATGGTATTTACTTCAAGGATGAAAAGTGGGTGTTTACTAAGGGAGACGGATATGGCCCAACAGCCCAACCAATAAAGGGTAGAATTACTCTTAACTTGGACTTGGCTTTTGAAAGGCAATGGAATGATGCCCAAAGAGGAACACTACCTAGCCTATCATTAGACTATGTTTCAAAGACATTATTCGGAGAAGGAAAGCATACCGAGACTAAGTTTCAAGACCCAAATGAGTTCTACAGAAGAGGTTGGATTGAAGACCCATCAGCCTACTTACAATACGCAATAATAGATGTTGAATTGCTTAGAAAAATAGACGAAGAAAACTTTACTTCCGAGGCTATTCTTTCTTTACAAAGACTACTTCTAGCACCATTCGATGCTTGTTTCTTTGCATCTAATATGGGTTCTATGTATTTTATGCGTAATGCTTGGTGGAAAGCACCAACAGGTAGTAAGCCTAAACATAAAGTATGTGATTCATGCGGCTACAAAAACCCCAATGATAAGAAACTAAAAACATGTAAGCGGTGTAAAGAAAGTCTTTCTTATTCCGGTGCTATGATTTACAATCCGTTGGATGAAAACACTAATGGTTTGCATAACAATGTTGCGGCATTTGATTTTGCAGGACTATATCCAAGTATGATTATTGCTAGGAATATTTCTTTTGAAACTAAGAGTAATGTAGAAACCGTATTTGGTGCTGATTTGAATACTCCTCAAAACTTGAAAAGTGTTGGTGAAGACTACAAAAGAAAAATGTTGTATTACACTACAGAAGAATTGGGACTATTGCCTAAGTCTTTGTTGGCCTTGAAAGACTTGAGAAACGAATACAAGGCTAATATGAAAGAGGCTAGAAACAGTGGAGACAAAGAGCAAACTGCTAAGTGGAATAATAATCAAATGGCGGTCAAGCGACTCATGGCATCCTTCTACGGAATCCTCGCTTACAAGGGGTTCGGTTGGGCTGATGTTGATTTAGCGGCTAGCATTACTGCTAGTGCGAGAGAGGCGATTAGACTAGCGGCATTTAAAGCAAAGGAGATGAAAGTATGAAATGTAAAAAACCACTAAAACACAACCCTCAATTTGAAGGAAAGCACCATTGTAAACTATGTGAACAAGAAGCAAAAGAAGACGCATACAAATACTTAGGTGGTGAATAGAATGGGTAGAGGAAAAACCAAAAAATTACACTCCGAAGTTATTCGAGAAGCAATAACAAAAACATTAGAAGGTTTAGATATAAATAAAGAATATCCAAAGTCAAAACTCTATGATGAAATTATTGCATCATACCAAGAGATTCACAAAGACAAATATGGGAAATATAGTTCTCAACTTAGTCATAGAAACAGTAGTCCTAAAAGAAGAGTCTCGCAATTCTTTAATGCAAAAATTTGTAAAGAACATGGTTGGAAAACAGTTTATAAAAAGAGAGCCTGTTTTATTGATGGTGTTAAAATAAGTTACTTAGAGACCCCATATCTAGTGAGGATTAAAAATGAATAAAATATTTGAAAAATGGATTATAGATGAAATACAGAAGACTCAAGGGGTTTTTACCGCTAGAGAAATAGTAGAGAGGATTCTTGATAAGAGGGGTACTTCCCGTCATATTGGAGATGTCTACTCAGCAACTTGGATTTGTAAGAAGCATTCAAAAAGGATAGGTCGTGGCCTGTTTGTTAAGGAGTCGGTTTGATGAGTGACAAAGTAGTAATTTGCCAAGAATGTAATATCCATCTATATGATAAGGATATTGAAAAGAATAAATGTGTAGCATGTGGCGTGGAGGTGAAGGTGTGAAGTGTGAAGTGATACAGGCTGATTGCATCGCTTACATGAAGGGCATGGATAATGAGTGTGTGGATTTAATTTGCACCTCTCCACCATACAAGGCGAACAAGTCCTACGAGTCATGGGATTCGTTTGAAGACTATGAGGACTTCGCTGACCAATGGATTGAACAAGCCTCAAGGATTCTTACACCAACAGGCACGATGATGCTTAATGTCGGCTACACCAAAATTGCTCGCAATGAAACCTTACCATTGACTTATCTTTATCACAGAATTGCCTATAAATATGGACTGAAATTAGTCCAAGAAATTGTATGGAGATACTTCGGGGGGATGTCATACAAACTGCGCTACACCCACAGAACCGAGCGCATCATGTGGCTTACCAAAGACCCCGATAATTGCACATTCAACCTTGACGATGTGAGAGTCAAAGAATGGAAAGCGATTGATAAGCGAAACAACCCTCTCGGTAAAAATCCGAGTGATGTTTGGGAAATTAAACGAGTCGTTGGTGGGACTGGTGCTGTTGATATGAAATACAATCACCCTGCTCAATTCCCAAAGGCTCTTGTTGATAGAATTATCAAAGGTCATTCAAACGAAGGTGACTTGGTGTTCGACCCCTTCTTAGGAACAGGAACAACTTGTGTTGTCGCTAAAGAACTGAACAGAAATAGTATTGGTTGCGAATTGATTGACGAATACATTGATGTGTGCAAAGAACGAGGCGTGGAGGTGAAGGCGTGACTGCTGAATACTGTAAAAAATGTGGTGCAAAGGTAGTATTGCCAATAGAACACTCCCTAATTTGTAATGGAGATGATGAAGAATGATTTGCCATACATGTAGAAAAAGAAAAAGGGTAGTACACCCAAACAAAAGAGAATGCCATAGTTGTATCTCTTGGAAAAATAAAAGGAGAAATAAAAATGTTTAATTTAGATGAATTGATAGAAGTACAAAGAACAACCAACGACACTCTTCAAGAGTTACTGGATAATGTGAAACGAAGCAATAAAATATTGATGATGGTTAATATTGTCAATATTGCAACTATCGTTACATTGCTAGTGGTGGTACTATGAAGTTGCCTTTGTATGAAGAAGTAGAGTCTTTTTTGTATTGGTTTCATGGCGAAAACATCATTATTGAAACAATAATGCCATACTATGCTTATTTTATGTATTTACTATTGATAATAGCGATAGTAAAGAATATATTCTACGCCCCAATAAAAGTCTTAAGAAAGAAAAACAAGAAAGAAAACTTTTGGAGTCAATACGATACAGGAGGAATATAAATGGAAGTAGTTTACGGACACACAGATTCAATCTACATCAAAGTAGATTCTATAGAACAAGCACATGAAAGCCTAAAAGATATAAACGACTATGTAAGGGAGTCCTTCCCTAATATACTAGGCTTAGAAGAACACCCCGTAGTTCTAGAGTTTGAAAAGTATTATTCATCTCTAGGAGTAGGTGTAACTAAGAATAGAAACGCAGGACTAATCTCATGGGAAGACGGTGTATTCTTGGATGAGCCTAAGTTTACAATGACCGGCTTCACTGCCAAGAGAGTTTCCGAAAGTCCACTTTCTAAAAGAATACAAACAGAGGTATTGAAAAGGTGGGTAGATGGTAAGGGAGAGGATGATATTGTTAATTATTGTCGAGAAGAATACTTGAAGACACTTAACGGAGAAACACCCATTACTGATGTTGTTAAGAGAAGTAGACTTAAAGAAAACAGGTTTGCATTAAAATGTTCTTGTGGGAAAAAATACAATCTATTAGAGATATATGATTTACAATATTGCAGTAAATGTGCAAAACTAAAAAAGACCTTTACTACATTAGACGGTAAAAGGCCAAGTGTCGGAAGTGGTATTGCAGGTATGCTTTACGGACATGAAGAACTTGATTTTACATATGATGATTCATATGTTTTTATGAAAATAATTCCTATTGGGTTCTATACTAATCCAATTACTGATGAAAGAAAATCGGCTGAATGGGTTGCAGGAACAACCTTTAGTGATTTAGAAAGGTTTAGTCCCGATTGGGCGCACTACTCCGAACAAGTAATTAGTAAAGCCAAACCTATTTTTGATGCAATGGGTTGGCAAACATCAAGTATTAAAAACAAACAAAGAAAATTAGAAGAATGGTGGTAAAAATGAATGAATATGAAACCGAAATAAAAAGCATGAAAGAATACACATATCAGTGGATGCCGGAAAACTACAGTGACCCGACAGAACCTATATTGAAAATAACAAAGTCCTCTTTAGGAACATTCGATTGGTGTCCTAAAAAATATGATTTTAGTTATCAACAGCGTTTGCCTCAAGACCAAACAGAAGCAATGCGTAAAGGAACTATAATGCACAACGCTAGAGAAGACTTTTTCAATGACTTTGACATTAAGAAGGCCGAGACAATGACAGAAGAAGAGATATTAGATTATTGCTCTAGCCTGTTTCCTATAGACGACTATGCCGAAGACTACCAAACCATTGCTGTTTTTGAATCGCAACGATTTATTGATGCAGTAGCGGAAAACAAAACACATGAATATTTGCCGGTTTGCAATGAAGGTAAGTTTGATTGCGAGGTGACTATTCCTCAAGGCCCATACAAAGGTGGTGCATGGAATAACTATGAAGAGTTTAGTTTGAGCCGTGATTATGTAGTACACCTACAAGGAATCATTGATAGAATATTTCAAGAAGACAACGGCTACATTCCTATGGAGTTTAAGACTGGCCCTTGGAAAGACTACAAGGCGACAGGTATGAGAAAAGAAATGGCTTTCTACAAAATACTGATAGACAATGCTAGTGATTTGGTGTTGCGTAATGCAGGTCTTGAACCGAATGTGCCTGTAAGTCATTGGTCTTGGTACTATCCAATATCAAATCATATACATTGCGAGCCTTCTAAGAAAAGGAATGAGACTTCTGTAATGAATAATATTGCTAGGCTTATTCATGCTTATGAACAGAAACTTTTTGAAACTAAGTTCTACTACAAAACATGCGCCCACTGTTCTTACTTTGGACTATGTGATGCGGCTGATGAAAATACATGGTTGTGATTTTATGGATAGTCTACATAGAATCGCTAAAGACGCTATAACAATTTTATTGCACCTTGGTAATTATGACGAAGAAATTAAAGGCTATGCCGAAGCCCTATTAAATAGATTTGAGGCGGTTAAATATGAATAGAAAAATTATTGAAGCACTGGTTAAATCTAGAACATGGTCTTTTGCTGAAATAAGCAATATGAAAATAACTATATCTAATCTATGTGATGAAATATATAACGATTCTAAACTAATTGATAGGTTTGAAATGATTCGTGAAGTTAAAATTAATGAGCGATTTGTTGGATATACTTTTGAAGACAGCATTAGAGAAGCCACTAAAATAAAACTTAGTGGTGAAATAGCAGAAGTCATAACAGAAATGTTGGGCGAAGCAACAATAAGTTTTGGTAATGAAAATAATGGAGGAAATGAAAATGAAATATCCGAGAGAAGTGTGGGCGGGGAGTCACATAAAGAACGCTCCACAGATGAAAAGAAAAATAGTAAGAACAAAAAGTGAATATGTTGAGTTCATCAAAACTCAAAATAATAGGACTAATGTTTACACTACTGTTTATGATTTTGAACTGTTTGCTGAAACAGCAAAGGTAGAGTCATCAGTAGTGCATGACCGTATTTTTTTCGATTTTGATGCACATGAAGAAGACATAGAACCGGCACTAAATGATTTGAAAATAGTGTTGGACTATGTAAGTAACTACCAACATACTATTTTCTTTTCGGGGAGAGGGTTTCATCTCTTTGTTTTCGGAGAAGTGTCCGACAGCATTAGAGGAATACAGGCTTTCTTTAGAGAAGTAAAGAGTCACTTAGATTCTAAGGTAGGTAATAAAAACTCACTGGATGAAAGAGTAGGACAAATAACGAGATTGCGTAGAGTACCGAATACTGTAAATCTCGCTAGTGATAACGGTAAAGGAATACCTTATTATTGCATACCTATTTTTGATGAAGACCTAGAATTAGGATTAGAACACATACTGAAAACTGCCATGTCACCTAGGCTTATACCTAGACGAGTGGCAGGTAGTGATTTAGTTTCTTGGCCCGACATGCCCCCTATTGAAGTAGTGGGTGACGAAGTAAAGCCTGTTAATGTAGAGGGTAGACTACCGATTCTACCATGTCTATACAATGCAATTATGGTTGAAAACCCATCACACATGGCTAGAGTATATTTGGTATCATGGTATCGAGATTTACTTTCTCAAAGACAAGACCTATCTACCAAGGAAAATAAAGAAAAAGTCTTGAATACTATTGTTGATGAGATTGAAAAGTTGGTAGAATCATCCGACGAGGTATGGCTAGATTGGGATAAAGAAACTACAAGAAAACACGCTAGGTTTACAGTATTTGGTAATTACAATGCTCCAAACTGTAAAACAAAATTGATACCCGAAGGGTATTGCGTCGGTAAATGTTGGCGTTACCCCGACTACTTAGATAAGGAGGAATAAAAATGAAAAAATACAATGAAAAGGTATGGAATGAAATGATAACTGGCCCGTCTTATTTTGACGACGATTTGGACTCTACTTTTGTAGAGGCATCAACTTTAATTTCGGATGAAGGATGGGAAGTTAAAATAGAAGGAAGAAAGGTATATTGGAAGTATCAAGAGTTTATCATGGGTGTCTTTACATTCAAACCTAAAACATGGGAATCCGAAGGGAATGAGTTTCCGCAAGAGTGGCCTAAATGGTTGATATTTAGATTCATAGGTTATGTTTGGGGATATTATAAAATAGACAATGCAAAGGAATTGAAGTCACTAGTGGAGTGGGCCGACAATGCTAATAATTGACAGTCGAGAAAAGAAAGGTTCTAAACTTGTTGAACTAGTAGAGTCAAAGGCTAGAGCATTAGCAATACCAATGGAAAAGAAATGGATAGAAGTTGGTGATTATGTCTATGATGATGTTTGCTTTGAGGCTAAGTCTTCTATAGACTTCTTAGGCTCGGTACTTTCTAAGAGAATATGGACTCAAATTGATAACATGGATAGGCACTACAAGACTAATGTAGTAATTATTTACGGAACGATAAAGGAAGCAATAGACGCAGTAATAGACAATTCTTATTCTAAACTACCCAATGCTTCTAGAAGAGTAATGCTAAACAATAAGTTTCTTGGGGCTATTGGTAGAATTACTCTAGATACTGATGTAAAGGCTTTTTGGACTCCGACAGAAAAAGAAGCCGCACTAATAATTACATCTGTTTGTAAAATGAAACCTATGTCTAGAGATGTAATTAGACCACAGGTAATAAAAAGAATATCAACAGATGACCTAAGAATAGATGTCTTAACAAGCATCAAAGGAATATCGGTGAAAAAAGCCAAGGCTCTCTTGAAGAAGTTTGGCTCTATTGCCGAAATTGCACACACTCCCGCTAATGAAATAAACAGCATAGATGGCATAGGGCCGACCATCTCTAGCAGGGTTTTAGAGGTTCTAAACACAGAAAATAAGGTGAAAATATGAATGAAAATATAGATGATGACTGGATGACTACAGATGAATATGATGACAGTATTCTAGATGAAATGCCAATAGAAGAAAAAACAGAAATAGTAAAGGGAGATAAACTACCGGAACTATTAGAAGGATGGGTTAAGGAAGCAACAAATGTTTCTCACTACAATGATATTCCCGCCGCTATGACGGGCTTAGTTATATTAGGACAAGCAATCAAGGAGTTTGTAAGAATACCAATTAAGGCTTCGATAGTAGATAGTAGAATACACTTTGTTTGGATTCAAACTTCGGGAACTGGAAAAAGTGAACTGATGAACTTTGTAATACCCGTTTCGGAAAAACTTTGGGATAAAATTAATGCCTTAGAAGGATATAGACCAAACGAACAAATAGAATCACATGAGAAACTTGAGAGGTTTGATAATTTTGATGTAGTCGAATACACAGATGCCGCCCTTATTGGGTATCAAAAGCAAATTATTCTAAGGGATGCTGATGAAGACCAAGGGCTTGAAGCAGGAGACATTGATTGGGAAGCAGTAAAGGGTTCTCTTGACGGACACGGACTAGCCCGTTGGGATGAGTTTACAAACGCAGGTGTTTTCAAGCAGTCTCAACATAAAGAGAGTGTAGTTACATACCTAAATACTCTAATGAATCCAATAGGGGGTTCTTCTCAAATAATTACTAAGAAATTAAAAGAAGGCCCAAAGGTATTTTGCCACTCCGAGCGTTCTGTACTAGCCACTACCTTTCCTCCCGAAAATTTAGACAAAGCAATCACTGAAACAGGTTTATTTCAAAGAGCAGTATTGTATATTTGGGAAGTACCCGAACATATCAAGGATGAGATTGATGACATGGTTACTGATAACTTCGGTGTCTTTGAAGACATCAACTTACCAATTGATAAATACACAGATGGTTTCTTTGAAATATATAAACTAACTAAGGCTAGATATCTAGAAGTCGGTGAAGAAGCAACTAAAACAATTAGGTATTCTAAGGCATTTAAAGAAGCCTTACATTTGAGAAAAAGAGATTTGAGGAGAATGGTTTCGGAAGAAGAGGGCGTGATTAGAGATACTGCTAGAACCTTTATGACTAGGCTTCTAATTATGATGGGGAAAATATCCGTACTTTGTTGTGTAGCCGAATCCAAGGACATAAAAGACCCAAGTAAAAGGTTTATAGTAAGTGCTAGAAATGTGAATCAAGCCTCTTTTATTATCCGCAACTGCTATAAATCATTGATTGGGTGGTTCATACATAGCCTTAAGGTGCGAAAGTCGGACTTGGTTAAAAACGGAAAGGGTGCGCTGTTCTTAAAAATCTATAATGAATTAAAGGATAAGGAAGGATGGGCAACTAAAACAGAACTTTTTGAAAGAGTAAAGAAGGATGGGAGAATTGGGAAAAGTCAAATATATGCTCACTTCAAACCAATACAAAACCATTTTGAAATTAGAAAGGAAGGAAAAACCGCATACTTAAGACTAAAAGGTGAATGAAATGATAACATGGGAAAATACATTTATAGTGTTTGATGTAACGAAAGGGCCGAAAGTAATTATTGAAACTCTCAATACTTACGGTGAAGAAGGATGGGAATGTGCGAGTATGCTCACTGTAGCAAACACGAACATTGTCGCCTTTCTAAAGCGAAAGCAGGGTGAAGAACCTAAAGGCAACGACGAAGCAGAAGAGATTAGTAAATTGTGGGCCACAAATGGTAAAGGAAAGTGATTACATGAATGTAATGGCTTTGGATATTGAAACCAAGAATATGTCGCATGAAATAGGCGGCTTTGGTAATACCCACATGTTTCAAGTATCAACAGTTGCAACATGGGATGGTAATGTTGGAACAGTATATGTTGATGAGCCGGTAAACACTTTTGGAAAAAGCGGTCACATAGTTAAATCATTAAGTGATTTAAAATATGATTTAGATGAACACTTTGAGAAGGGTGGAGTAATATTAGGACATAACATTGTTTCCTTTGACCTACCCATATTAAAAAACTCAATGGATATCTACTGTATTAGAAAGTACTTAGATGAGAAGAGGTATATTGACACTAGCCGACTATTGACGGCAGGTCATGGCGAGAGATTTAGGCTACAAAATCTAGGTGAAAATACGCTCAAACAGGATAAACTAATGGATAGTGCTGATGCACCTAAACTTTGGAAAATGGGCCGCTATGACGAAGTAGTAGAGTATTGTTTGAAAGACACTCAAATCGTTTATGACCTTTGGAAGTATGGTAAAGACAACGGTATTGTAAAGGCGTTTTCGATTGAGAAAGAAGAATTTGTAGAATTGGAGGTAGATTGGTAATGGAAACTATGGATTGGTTTGGACTTTTGTTCTTTATTATAATAGTCACATTGTTGTTCTTTGCCGCTTTTGGAGGGTCTAATTTGACCGACCAAAGCGTAGAAGAATATATGAAGAGATTAATGAAAGAAGCCCAAGATGAAAATAAATGACTTTAAGACAAGAATGTGTAGATTGTGGTGAATCTACAATAGCCCTTAGAATACAAGGGTTTTACATAGGCTCTTCAAAAAAAGTCAAACTTTGGGAATGTAGAAACTGCGGTAATATTTGGAAGTAATTAGGTCACTCGACTTCACCCCTTAATTGGGCGTGAAATCGGGTGGCCTTTTTTTTATGGCGTTTTTTTCATCTATTATTTTAAAAAATAATAAAAAAAGAATTTTAAATTTCTTTTATTACTAATCAAAGAAATCTGAAAAAAATAATAACCAAAGTAATGAAAAACCAATAAGACAACTAATAGTAAAAGCAAAAAATAAAGGAATCATTAACCACACACCTCACACATTAAATAATGAACACTTGTCATAGCAATAGGAAAAGAAACTATTATTAATAATAATAGTGTTTTTGAAAACAATTCATTAATACTCATAATATCACATTAAAAAGTATATCTACAAACCTTTGGCCCAATATTACTGTCGAGTGCATCGGGGTGAACCGGCCCAATGAATAATTTTGTTCCATCGGAGTTCCAATCAAAACCACCAATAAAAGTAGATGCCGTTGAAGAATATTGCCCTATATCATTATTAACACTCATTGAACGAGCAAATGAAGCGGTTGATACATCAAAACCAGTGCTAAGGTCAAACTCGGCTAATTTAGGATGGTTTGCACTTCCCGAAGCAGGATTACCTGCCGAGTTTCTGTAAGAGATGAACATTTTAGTCCCAGTAGGATTGAATCGAATACCAGTATAATTAATCATATTGTCTCCATCATCATCTGTCGTTCCACTTAAATTATTAGTTGTTTTACTACCGGCACTTAAATCCCATGCGGTGTTTAGAGTAAGCGTAATTACTGAACTACCATCTGCTACGAATAATTTAGTTCCTGTGTCATTAAATGCTAAACCCTGCGCCCCCGAACTATACAAAGAAGAACTTACAGTTTGAGTTGAACCAGTAGTAGTTCCGATATCATATGCCGTTGAAAGAGCATAACGCACGATATTAGTAGAAGCATTTACTCCACCAATATAGATATAGTTTCCGCTATCGCCAAACACTAATGCTCTACTAGTATTGTTGCCTATACTAAGTGTATCATCTGCTGATGAAAAACTAGGAACTGCACTATCATCAAAACTATATGACTTAATAGATGATGACGGATAATCTGCTAAAAGTAGTTCATCCGGCCCATTTACTAATTCAGTAATGTTCAGACCAGTCGCCGCCCCATAATCGGAAAATGAAATACCAT